TATGATTTCGATTTCATCGACGGTTACGTATTCTCCAGCAGTTTCTAACACTTAGTGATGAGGGTGTGCCAGTTCAGACACTGGCACAAGACCCATTGCAAAATCCCCCAATCCGTTCTACATTACATTTGTACCTGAGAGACACCCCCACAATGTACGATGAACTCTGGTCCGAGATTCAAGATGCTCCAGGTGAGATCTTCGACATTCCCAAACTTCTCATCTTCGAAGATGAGAAGTTCGATGTGAATGAATACCTGAACTCTAACATTGATTACTAAAATGACACCCGACTCTTACACTTTCACTGGTGATACTGTAACCTATCTGGGTTTCGTTGGTATCATCAGCACCGCAATCATTCTGGTTTCAGTATTTCGTTCCTTCTACAAATCACCTCTGAACAAATGACTGACGCAGAAAAAGTTGTAGCACTGACTGAACTTCTGGACAAAGTATTAAACACTCTGGGATTGAAAAAATATGTGATTGAGGATGCAACTCAGTCTAACATTTGTGAACTTGAAGAAGACTTCTATCATCAAATAATGATGGTTATTCTTTATCCTGATGAGCAACTTACAGATTACATTCCCGAACTGCTGGAGGATGTGACAGTTGAGGGACTGTCCATCACCTGACCCAGAGGGGCCCCTGATGCCCTATAATTAATTCATAAACCAAGGGAGAGAAACCCGATGAAGATCATCTACACCAAGCAGAATGCCAAGGGTGAGTATAATCCAGTCGGAATGACTGATCGGGGATTGTCTTCTGATTATTCAACAACTCGCAACTTCCTTCGTTATGGTTTACCTTCCAACTTCTATGGTAACACTGTAAGGTTGGAAGTCTTCTATGGTGATTGTATCTACCGTGCCCCTGATAAAGTAATGTATGTGACAGTCTGAGAACTGGCACAAGGGGGACCCGATCCCCCACCCTGACCCTGTAGAATAATGGAATGAAAAACACCCACCTGTCCCATCCTGAAGATTCTATCCTGACCGGTGACCTTTCCGTGTTAGATTGGTTCTTCAATCCCGGTCATCTCAGTGTTAAGATTGATGGTGCTCCTGCTATTGTCTGGGGTCGCAATCCTGCAACCGGAAACTTCTTCGTGGGCACCAAAAGTGTCTTCAACAAAGTAAAGATCAAAATCAACGAATCTCATGATGAAATTGATGCGAACCATTCTGGCGAAGTTGCAAACATTCTCCACGCTTGTTTTGATTGCCTACCTTTTACAAACACCGTTTATCAAGGAGACTTTATTGGGTTTGGTGGATCTACTGAATACACCCCCAATACTATCACCTATCAGTTCCCAGAAGTAGTAGAACAAAATATAATCATTGCACCTCACACTTGCTATTATGCTGAGAGCGATCTTCGGGACGCTGTAGCACTGCCTGATCGTTCAATCTGGAATGATACTGAGACCGTCAAATTCGTTCAACCTACGGCATCAATCTTTGCCGGTGCCGAATACTTTGCAGACCTTAAAGAGGTTTCTAAGTTTGCTAAGGTGATGGCTCTTGGTGTAGAGTTTGTGACTCCTAAAGTTGCGGCACAAATTACAAAGCAACTCAATGCCTGTATTCGTGAAGGTAAGGAAGTCAATCCTGATGACTTTGAGAATCCTAATCTGATTAGTTTCTGGAAGTTGGTTAAGTCGATTAAGGAAGATGCATTATACCTCTGCCGCAATGATGGACCCCAGGCATACATCAACTACAACAGAATCGACTCTGAGGGTTATGTAATGACCAATGAGTTTGGTATGTTTAAGTTGGTTAATCGTGAGGTCTTCGCTTATGCTAACTTCAACCACGGTCGGTTTCAGTGTGCCGGCTGATAAGGTGGCACAAGACCCCTAGACATCCTGCCCAATCCGTTCTATATTACATTTGTACCTGAGACACCTCCCGATGAATCCTGGATGCTACGCCGTGATCGCTGGAATTGACTTCGAAGGCGAAGTGTTTGACACTCTCCGCCTGTTCGATTGCAAGTCTTCCGCTAATGCTTACGCTGCACATCTTGATCAGGATTATGACTACGTTAAGGTAGAGTTGCGCGGAATCTGTATGGAATCCGCCCTGCTCTGTGCCGCCTGAGGAACTGGCACAAGGGGGGCACAGGATGCCCCCTCCGATGCTGTAGGATAAGTAAGAACCAAACGAAACCGACCCCGATGACCTCCGCAACCTTCCAAACCGAAATCGCTGAAAATGGTTATAACGGTTGGGCAAATTACGAAACCTGGAATATTGCTCTGTGGATTCAGAATGATGTGGAACTTTATAACCTTGCCCTCACTCTTTCTGATTATCAAGAGTTGGTAGATGTGCTCTATCAGGAGTATGGTGTGACGGAGACAAAAGACGGCGTTAAGTTCAATTCTCCCAAGGTCAATCGTATTGAACTGGATGACATGATGTCCGATCTCTGAACTGGCACAAGGGGGGCACAGGATGCCCCCTCCGATGCTGTAGGATAATCCCATACCAAACGAAACCGACCCAATGAAGATCGAAGTTCGCTACCAGACCCCCTACAACCAGTGTGAGTGGCGCTCCCAGTGGTTCGCTACGCTACCTGAGGCAGAGCGTATGGTCGCCTTCTACCGCTCCTGTGGTTCACCCTCGCACATCGCCCCCTCATCGCTGGCACAGTTCGCCCACCTTGCCTAGTGGCACACTAGGGGGGCAGGGATGCCCTCCTGACCGTCTAAGATAAAGCATACCAAACGAAACCGACCCCGATGCGCAAGATCGAACGCCTGATGAACGCCGCCATCGCCAAAAGTGTTGATTGGAAGTGCGCCAATACTGAAGTCGCTAACATCTCTGGCGTGAGTTTTGTGTTCCTTCACGGTCATAAGATCGCCGAGGTGGGAGATACCTTCATCAGATTGTATGATGGTGGGTATCAATCTGCAACCACCAAGTCCCGCCTGAACGCTATTCTTCAAGAGCATGGAATCGGTGGTGAAAGTGTCTTTCAGAAGGCGCATCAGTGGTTCCTCCGTTCTAAGTTTGGCGAAGACTTCTCTGTGATTCCTTTCTTCTCAGGGATGCGCCTGGCATAGATTTTATGGGAGCGGGTGCGCCCTTAAAGACACCCTAACTCAAACCACACTGATTTACATTTTATTATGACTTTCGAAATTGCATCTGCTCTGCTGAATCGTGCCTCTAATGGTGAGGAACTCCTGCAGATCCTAGAATCGATTGCTGCTGATGCCCCCCAGGAGGAAACCCAGGACAGTTGAGCAACCGGCACACCTGCCCCCTCTGGGGGGTGGGGTTGCCTGTAGGATAAGTAAGAACCAAACGAAACCGATCCGATGACCTTCCCGACCTTCCCTGACCTGATCGCCAATTGCACCGATGACAACGGGCAAATCCGTTGGAGCACCGCCTGCCAGGCAGCAAAGGATCACGGGATTTTTGAAGATTTCAGATCTGAGTATGGGGTGACCGCTGCCTTTGGCGGGGTGGATGCTGGGGAGTTCCTGGTGTGGATGGGGTATTGACCCCCTCCCCCTTTCGTAATGAATTCCACCATCACCGTCGGACGGCATTCAGTTTAAGGTTACCCGCCTGCCGATCGCTCACGGTGCCGCCGCTCTGCGCTGGACTGATCGTATCAAAGGGGGCAGCACCCGCGTTCGCACCGGTGCCGGATCGCGCAGCGTTAATCAGAGCACCAAGGCAACCGCGCTGGGCGACGTGCGTTGAGCACTCCGGGGCGTTCGTGGCAGGCAGTGCCCGCCGTTCGTGATAGGCAGGGGGGGGCGCCCTCCGTGCCCTTCGGGCGGCGCCCGTATACGAAAACGCAACACTACCCTAACCTACAAAGTGTTACGGAAGGCATAAGTATAAAACGTTGAATATGAAAAAATTTTTCCACTATATAAAAGTAAAATAAGGTTTTATAAACATTAAGATGAAAAAAAATTCCGGAGAAATTTTCGAGTCCCTACAGATTGATTCAATTACGGGGCAATATTGTTTAATTATACCCGAACAAATTATTAATGAACTTTCTTGGTATGAGGATACTGAAATTGAATTTTATCTGGACGGTAAAGAAATAATTTTATCAGAGCGGGAGTAATTGACAATTTCTATATAATACTGTATGATAATTACGTAATTATTTTCAATTATGGCAAAAGGATTTACGGTTAAAGCAAGTGCCCCAATGGCACAAAAAGCACCTGAATGGGACTATGATTTAGCAAGAGAAATGGTAAAGGGAAAGTCAATTGTATTTTGTCTTCCAGGAAGAGGAGTCTCCTACACTTATCTTAAAAACTTTGTTCAATTATGTTTTGATCTAGTACAGTCTGGTGCTAGTATTCAAATCTCACAAGATTATTCATCGATGGTTAATTTTGCCCGCTGCAAATGCCTTGGGGCAAATGTACTTCGTGGACCAAATCAACTTCCATGGGATGGAAAGCTAGATTATGACTGGCAACTTTGGATTGACTCGGATATTGTCTTCAATAGTGAAAAGTTCTGGCAACTCGTCCTGATGGACAAAGATTTGGCATCCGGATGGTATGCAACAGAAGATGGTCATACCACATCAGTTGCTCACTGGATGGAAGAGGATGATTTTAGGAATAATGGTGGAGTGATGAATCATGAAACAGTAGAAAGTATTTCGAAACGTCGCAAACCATTTACTGTTGACTATGCAGGATTTGGATGGCTTCTGATTAAGAAGGGTGTATTTGAGCATTCTCAAATGACTTATCCATGGTTTGCTCCAAAGATGCAAGTTTTTGAATCAGGGGAAGTTCAGGATATGTGTGGAGAAGATGTATCATTCTGTTTAGATGCAAAAGAAGCAGGATTTGAAATTTGGTGTGATCCTCGTGTTCGCGTTGGACATGAGAAAACCAGAGTGATTTGAAATGGGGCAAGATAAGTATAATATAATTCGTAAGGGAGTATTAACTTATTCAAATCTTACGGAAGAAGAATACTTCGATATTATGGAGGATCTGGCACAAGAGTTCTATCAGTCGGGTTCTCCAAATTCAAACGAAATTAAAACCGAAATCATACAAGGAGATTAAGTATTATGGCAGCAAAGACACAAGGTGGACTGAATAAGAGTCTTTCTTATATTCCTGGGCGTCCTAAAAAGTCTCGTCAAGGAAGCGGTGCAGGAACTAAATGTGCCGTTTCGTCTCGCAATGGAGCACCTAAAAAATATAGAGGACAAGGTAGGGGATGAATCCTTATAATTTAGAACTATACACCTATCTCGCACCGAGTAAAGTCTGTGTTGGGGTAGGTGTTTTTGCTTTAATTGATATTCCAAGAGATACGTTTATTTGGAAACTTCGAGATGAACCCCATAAAGTTCCTTGGAATTTACTTACACCAGAAATTCAAGATCATATTAAATCAATGACTTGGTGTGATAATGAAGGATTTTGGATTGATTGCCATCTAGATCGCATTTATCAGGCATATTATGTCAATCATTCGGATAATCCGAATTGTGATGTTATTAACGAAGAAGAGTTATATATTGCGATTCGAAATATTAACAAAGATGAAGAATTAACATATAGATACTTAGAATCAGATAGAGATTGGATATGAGTTGTTTAATTACAAATCTACCGGCACAAAAAGTTTGGGTGCGTAAAGAATATCTCCATGATCTACAGGATGGACTATGGTGTGACTAATATTCATAAACAGTTCACGGGATCCATGCGTTGGGTAGTCCGTACTCGGCATTTTGGTGAAATTAATGGGTTTTATATCTGCACCTTGGACAATTATCATGAGGCAACGGATCAAATTGATTATAGTACCAGTGAAATTCCTCAGAAACACAAGTCATTTAATCTAATTGAACTTGATAATGGTCAGTATGCACTCTATCCAAACAATAGGTGTAGAATTTATGATGTCTCTTTGACACCATCTGAGGTAAAAACACCCGATTTTAAGGTTTCGACTCAGTGGTTTGAAGTTGAAAATGACATTGAATGGGGAAGTCTGGGTGATTGTGATGAATATTTCTACACAACGCCAGAAGAAAGAGAAAATAAATAACTTTTTAAGATCAATATAAATTGAAACGATTTTCAATGGGTAAGCACCTGCTCTTAGAGGTGTATAATGTTGATTTTGAAGCAATTAATGATGCACAATCGCTTCAAAAAGCAA